ACAGCAGTATCAGTATCAAGGCTTGGCATTGTCTCAACAGTAGTGACCATGATGAAATGGTCGGCTACAAATAGTACGTCAGTTGTAATAAAATTTGTCATTTGTTTTCTCCTAGTTTGCGTGCATGTTCTAATGCTTTAGCATGTCCTGCTATTGCTTCTTCTTCTGTGGTATATCTATCGCAATATTCTTCTGTGTAATTATTTATAGGAAATATCATTGTCTCAAACCATAGGTCTATACCATTATAGCCATGGTTGTTGCGTAGTTCAACTGTAGATACTTTATAGTTTCCTACTTCGTCATACCCTATGCGCCTTTTCATTAGAACGGTACCTCTACGTGGTTCTCGCATGACTTACGCCATGCTCGTAAACGTTGTCTTATGTATCTGTTTTCTTCTATCAGTCTTGCGTTTGCATACGCTAGTATAAACAACATTGCTAGACTAGCACCCAATGCTATAGTTATAGCAACAATCATTGCTGTATCTAAATACATGTAGTTCTCCCTGTAGTTATAAAAAAGTTATGGACTTGTAGTTATCCGCTGAGGCTACGGTGCCCCGACCATAAAAAAAGGGAGAGTGAGTGACTATCTCTAGCCACCCACCCTCCTGTCTTTTAGTTTGTTACGACCTCGTGAACCTCTAACTGTAACTGAGGTGCTCTACGTGCGCTTTCCTCCACGTTTTGACGACGGTCAAAGCGTGTAACTAGACGACCTTTAAGTGTTACCAGGTCGGATTGTTCCTGACCAGCACGAGTCACACCAAGGATTTCACCTACGGTTGAGTCATCCAATGCTACGATATTAAACCCACATACATACACTTGACGGTCAGCCTCTCCGTTTGAGAACGCTGAGATTTCGCGTTGGTCAAACCAGCCTGTCACCATGGTTCCCTTTGAACCTGTGAATGTACGTACGTTCTTAATCTTACCTGTGATTGTTACTTCGTTGTTCATCTGTTTCTCCTTGTTAGTTTCGGTAGTTGATTTTAGGCTGATAGCCCGCTATCACGAAGTGTAGCGGGACTATCTGCCCTTCTTTCTATCTTACGTTGTTTTCCAATGGCTTGTCACATGATTGACAGTCATTGAATAGTTTGGGTGTGAGTATGTGGCACCATTTGCACTCTGTCTCACGTGCACGTTGGCGCTCATCATCTAATTCCCATAGTTCTTCATACTCACCACCGTCTATTAGTTGTACGATTGGTGGTGTAAACTCTTTACGTAGTAACCATGGGTCATCTTTGTCTACAAACTCAACCGCTAGCGTTATGAGTTTGCAATCTTCGCTCCATTGTTCTGTAAACACTGCGTCTCTCCTTGCTTTACCGACTATAGTTTCTGACGACACCCAATCGCTTGCCGTTGGGCTGTCGTCTTGGTTTAGGGTTAGTGCTTTGCCTTCCCCTAGTCTGTCGTCTTCATGCAAGTCCCAAGCGTGCTTGTCGGACTTGCTTTCTTTTGTTTCGTAGCAGTTGATGCAACTGTCTACTTGCTCATCGCCTGTGTACAGGTGCATGAGGTTTGATGTCACAGGGAACTCACAGCATGTTTCTGTGTGTGTGGTGATGCTGATGCCTTGTTCTGTCATTTCCTTATCCTTTCGTCTGTTTCCACCTGATGTGAAAACGCGTATATCAATACTCCTAAGTCAATCGGATAGCGCAAATGCGCTAGACGCGGGGCGTGGCTGGACTGCGAGCCTGCGAGCAGGCGCACATTCATGGGCGCTCCAGACACGACAGATGCGTGGTTTACCACGCTGAGAGCAATCATGACCGCTTTGCTCTGCTGAATAGGCAGAGCAGGGAATGATTTGACGACGGAGTATGATAGGAGCACCGCAGGAGGACGAGCCTGAGGATGGCGTAGCGCGGCTTTGACGCGCCGACAGACTGGCGAGAGATGAGGGCTGAGTGCATGTCAGCATGAGAAGGCAATAGACCATAAGGCTATGCCTTCGATTGCGACAGGCGAGAACGCGTGGTTTACCACGCGGACGGACAGCCTTCGTTCCGACCAGTCAGTACGATAGAACAGGTGAGGGTTTGGCAACCATTGCCAGGGCATTAGTTCATAGACGGACAGTCCGAGTATATTCATTTAGTTAGACTGTCAGTATCAGACTGGCTCCCAGTCTGCAGGTAGACAGTACACCGTCAGACAACCCTCAGCATAATAGTCTGTCTGTCTGTAATAGTAACTGTCTAATAGTCTATGACCCCCAGTATTTAATATACGGTCAGTAGTACATACTGTATCTCTACCTAAAAATATTTCTGTATATAGTTACAGGGGGCAATAGACTGTTATTTAACTATTTCTATTAAGTAATAAGATAGTTTGTCTAAATATGTTCGTTTGACCTATTTGAACGGATTAATACTATATAGAGAGTAAAATAGTTCAGAACTCTTTTATTGAGTTCTTCACTCTGTTACAGTATACTGTACAAATAACTATCTGTAGGGCGGGGGGACTCTGCCACAAGGAGGATATACGTGGCTACACCAGCGCACAAGGGATTCCAAAAAGGGTCAGAACACCACCTCGCCAAGGGGGTCGCCCAAGCCAAGGCTGATGTTTTAGATAGGGTCAGGGCAGGGGTAAGTGTCCAAGCCGCTATGGTCGCGGCGGGAAAGAAACCCGATACGGTACGTCAATGGATGAACCGAGACCCTGAGTTTGCACGTAACCTTGAGGAAGCAAAAGAGGAAGGCACCAAGCAATCCTTTGATGCTATGGGCGTAGAGAAGGAATCTATCCCCTTTGCTGACTTCTCTAGGATGTTCTTTAACCAGACGGTATTTCCCCATCATCAGGACTGGGTAGACCTACTAGAGGGTCGCGAGCCTTCGTGGCTTCACCCTAATATGATTTATGAACCAGGCGAGAACAACCGCCTACTTATCAACGTGCCCCCTGAGCACGCTAAATCCACGGTTATTACCGTGAACTACCCGACTTACCGCATCGCCCTCAATCCCAACATCCGCATCATTGTGGTATCAAAGACACTGAATAAGGCACGCGAGTTCGTATACGCTATCAAGCAACGATTGTCTCATCCACGCTGGCTCAAACTGCAGACCGCATACGGTCCTGAGGGCGGTTGGAAAGAAGACGCAGATACTTGGCGTACCGATACTGTCTATCTTGGCGGCGATGCGCGTAATTCTAGTGAGAAGGACCCAACCCTTCAGGCACTAGGTATGGGTGGTCAGATTTACGGTGCTCGTGCTGACCTGATTATCCTTGACGACTGTATCACAACTGCTAATGCTCACGAGTGGGATAAGCAGATGGACTGGTTACAGAAGGAAGTTATTACTCGTTTGGGTAAAAACGGTAAACTTCTAGTAGTAGGGACACGAATTGCGGCAAACGACCTTTACAAAGAACTTCGCAATCCTAAGCACTGGTCTGGCGGTAAAACACCGTTTACTTATATGGGTATGCCTGCGGTTCTTGACTATGCTGAGAAAGCCGAAGACTGGACAACCCTATGGGCTGAGTCGGATATTCCGTGGGATGGTGATTCGGATACTCCGAAAGCAAATGGACGTTATCCTAAATGGGACGGACCAGCGTTATTCAAGCGCAGAAGCGAAGTCACACCCTCAACATGGGCTTTGGTCTACCAACAAGAAGACATTCAAGAAGACTCCATATTCCCGCCCGCACTCGTGCAGGGAGCGACCAATGGAATGCGCAAACGGGGACCGTTAAAACCTGGTGCTGCAGGGCATCCACCACAGGTGGAAGGTCATACTGTAGTTGGTTTTGACCCTGCTATGGCTGGTAACGCTGCATTTGTAGTGTGTACCTACAATAGAGCAGATGGAAAGATTTATGTGTTGGATTGCATTAACATGGAAGAGCCAACACCACAAAAGATTAGGGCAACAATTGAAGAACTCGTTATCAGATATAAACCACAAGAGTTCCGAGTTGAAATCAACGCCCACCAGAAAGCCTACTCACTCGATGACGACCTACGAAACTGGCTTGCTGGATACGGCGTACGCCTTGATGCTCACTTTACAGGTAAAAACAAATGGGACACATCTTTCGGTGTTGCCTCAATGTCGAACCTCTTTGGCACAATACGTGATGAGAAGTTTCAAAAGAATAACATTTTAGAGTTACCTTCATCTGAAGGTTCTGAAGGCATTAAAGCCTTGACTCAGCAACTACTAACGTGGAAACCTGAGACTAGAGGCAAGACGGATACCGTCATGGCTTTATGGTTTGCCATTATTCGCATACGCGAACTGATGCAGACCAATAGTCGAACCACACAATATGCAACAAACCGCTGGGCAACTCGTGCTCAGATGGACCGCAGAGGCGCAGTCAATCTCGATGAGATGTTTGCGGAGCAATGGCACGATAACTACGGATAAGGACAACAATGGCATTATCAATTGAACAGGTTGCAGCAAGAGTTGAAACTCTACGCTACCGCAGCCATGAGCGCGATGCTCGCAACCTTGATGTCCTTGCTGTACGCCAAGGAAAAATCAGTCAGGTATATCCTCAGTTCTTTCCAGAAGGTATTGACCAGAACGTAGTTGCTAACTTTATTGATATTGTTGCACGTGACTTAGCAGAAGTTATGGCACCGCTTCCAGCGGTAAACTGCTCAGCGATTAATAAGACCAATGACAAGGCACGTCTTTTTGCGGATAACCGTACCCGCATTGCTAATAATTATTTCTTGCACTCAGACTTGCAAGTACAAATGTACAACGGCGCAGACATGTACATCACATATGGATTCCTCCCGTTCATTATTGAACTGGATGAAGAAGCAAACCTGCCTCGCATCAGAGTAGAAAACCCGATAGGTTCCTATCCAGAGTTTGACCGCTACGGACGCTGTGTGGCATTTGCTAAACGATACACAATGACGCTCGGTGAACTTGTTTCTCAATTCCCTGAATACGAAAGAGAACTGCTTGGTGGCTTAGGCTACAAGCAAGACCTTAACGCTCAAATTGAAATGGTTCGTTACTACGATAAAGAGCAATCATTAATCTACTTACCTAGCAAGAACAACTTAGTTCTTTCAATGGCTAATAATCTGCTTGGTAAAATGAATGTTGTCATTGCACGCCGTCCATCACCAGATGGAGAAATGCGTGGACAGTTTGATGATGTACTTGGTATTCAGTTGCTCCGAAATAGATTTGCATTACTTGCAATGGAAGCAGCAGAGAAGTCAGTACAGGCACCAATTGTTCTACCACAAGATGTTCAAGAACTACAACTTGGTGGAGATGCTGTTATTCGTACGGCTAACCCAGCGGGTGTTCGCCGTGTAGAACTAACAATTCCACAAGGTGCATTTACTGAGCAACAGATTCTTAATGAAGAACTACGAGTTGGTGCTCGTTATCCAGAGTCTCGTACTGGAAATATGAATGCAAGTGTTGTCACTGGACAGGGTGTACAAGCACTACTAGGAGCATTTGATACGCAGATTAAATCTGCTCAAGCAATCTTCTCAGCAGCACTGCGTGATGTAATTAGCATTTGCTTTGAAGTAGACGAAGTATTATTTGATGTTGAAAAGACTATCCGTGGCGTAGATGCTGGTTCACCTTACGAAGTGAAGTATCTACCTAGCAAGGATATTAAGAAAGATTATTCTGCAGATGTACGATACGGCATGCTGGCTGGATTGAATCCAGCACAGGGTCTTATCTTTATGCTGCAGGCACTTGGAGGGGGACTTATCTCCAAGGATATGGCTATGAGGGAACTACCATTCGGCGTCAACGTTACTCTTGAACAAGAGAAAATTGAAATTGAAAAGATGCGGGACGCATTGGTAGGTTCATTAGCAGCCATGGCACAAGCAATTCCTCAAATGGCAATGCAGGGACAAGACCCATCTGTACTAGTACGCCAAATGTCTGACGTAATTAAAAAGCGTAAGGCTGGCGTTTCTATTGAAGATGCTATTGAGGAAGCGTTCAAACCTGAGAATCCTCCTGCTGGCGCAGAAGCACAGTCTGAGCAACCTGTCCCCGCTGCTCCTGGTGCCGCTCCAGCAGGAGGCACTCCAGCACCGCAAGGAAGACCAGACTTACAATCAATTCTTAGCACTATGACTGGCGAAGGTCAGGGACGTAGCGCAGTACGAACAACCAGAGAACGAGTAGTTTAAGGAGTAATCATGGCAACACCTCGTAAGAGAACTGCAAAAGTTAAAACAGTTGCTGATGAAAATTATTCTAAGTTAGACCAGTACGCAATTGAGTTGCATGAGTTTTACAAATCATTGCGTAGAGCAGGATTTAGCGTAGATAATGCTTTGTATATTCTTTCTGCAAAGCAAGCCTATCCTGATTGGATGCAGGAATTAACACCCGAAGATATTAGAAAACACATTGAAGAGGAGGACGAAGAATGACAACTGCACCAGAAGGTCGTGGTGGTTACCGTCAGCCTAACAATCCAGCACCTGTATCAGGTCCTGGTGCGCTTTCACAGCGCACAGATGGCGGAGCAACAGAAGGTATGACACAGCCACAACAGCAGTACACAGGTTTTGCTTATGGAGAAAACGGCGCAATTGCTGAGCAACAAAGCGGAGCATCACTTGCTGGTACAGGATTTCCTGATTTTAAGTTTACTCCATTGAACGCTCCAACAGAGCGTCCTAATCAACCAGTAACTGCTGGTATTGATTTAGGACCAGGTGGTGGTTCAGAACTAATGCGTGACCTTCCTAACTATGCTCCATCGCTAACTGATACATTGAAGCGTCTTGCACAATATGACCCATCAGGTGATGCGGAATTAATTTACAGACAACTACTTGATAACGGATACTAATGGCTCAGTACATTAAATCTGTTGTTGCTGAAGTTTCACCTAACCTTTATGCTGCTGCTCAATCTGCAGGTTTAACTGGTGTAGAAAAAAACCAAGTAGAGCAGATGAGTTATACAATTAAGAAGCATCGTCAACTTGCCAAACTTGGCACAGAAGGTGCTCGCAAAGAGTATGACCGTCTTGACCCTGCAATCCAAGACCAGTTAAAGTTTATGTTCAAAGATGCTGAGTATATGCAAGCACCAGCAGATGCAACAGACCGTGTTATGGGTGTTGTTAAAGGCGCACTTAAGGTAGCGGCTTCACCGCTTATTGGTTTGTTCAAACTAGGTGGACAGTACAACCGTTTAATTAATCAGCCTTACAAGGTTGCACGACAGGTTGCACAAGGCGAAGACTTGTTTTCTGCTAAGACATGGACAGATGCGTGGGATGGTAAGAACCAGTATGACCAAGGCGCACTAACAGAGGCAACAAGTTACTTTGGTAAGTTTGATGTTGAAGTTGCAAAGGGATTACTTGCTGGCAAGACTCCTGGCGAAATCGTTCAAGATTATGGCAAGGTAGACCCTGAACTACTTAACTCAATTAAAAAAGCATATGATGACCCTGATGCTTTTGAGCAAGTACTAGACGGTGTTAAATATGCACAGATTTCTCCTGGACGAGACATTGCTCGTATGCTTGACCGCAAGCCACCATCAAAGGGTGTCAGCGGAACAACTAAAAACGTATCTGGTGTATTAGATTTTATTTATCAGATTGCAGTAGACCCGCTTACTTGGATGACAGGTGGACT